GCGGAGCAAGCTTTAGCTTCGCTTGATCGGGCCGACTGTGAGGACAGCTTGTACACGTTTTTGCAGTATGCATGGCGGTACATTGATTCCAGCACGTTTGTTCCTGGCTGGCCGATTGAGGCGGTTGCGGAGCATCTTCAGGCTGTGGCTGACGGCGACATACGGCGGTTGATCATTAACATTCCGCCGAGGTGTTCCAAATCGACGATCACCAGCGTGGCGTTTCCGGCGTGGGTTTGGGCGCAGCGGTACAACAACCCGACGTCTGGTCCTGGGGTACAGTTTCTGCATGCGTCGTATGCCCAGCAGTTGTCGTTGCGTGACAGCGTCAAGTGTCGGCGGCTGATTGAAAGTCCTTGGTATCAGAAGCTTTGGGGTGATCGGTTTAAGCTGGTTGGCGATCAAAATACGAAAACCCGGTTTGACAACAACCAAAAGGGTTCTCGGCTGAGTACGTCGGTTGGGTCGGCGCTGACGGGTGAGGGCGGATCGATCATTGTGGTTGACGATCCCAATGCCGCCCAGGAGGCTTTTAGCGAGGCTACCATTCAAAGCACGATTGACTGGTGGGACAATGCCTTGAGTACCCGGCTTAACGACCCCAAGACCGGCGCGTTCGTTGTAATTCAGCAGCGGCTGTCTGAGGAGGATTTGACCGGGCACATCCTGTCCAAGGACGTGGGCGACTGGACGCATTTGTGTCTGCCGATGCGGTATGAGGCGGATCGGTCATTTTCGACGGGTATTGGCTGGAAGGACCCTAGAACGTCTGAGGGTGAGCTTCTTTGGCCGAATCGGTTTGGGGAGCCGGAAGTCAAGATTTTGGAGCGGCAGTTGGGGCCGTATGCGTCGGCGGGTCAATTGCAGCAGCGTCCTGAGCCGAAGGGCGGCGGTATTATCAAGCGGGACTGGTGGAAGCTGTGGCAGGACACGGTTTATCCGCCGATGGATTATGTTATGGCGAGTTTGGACACGGCGTACACGACCAAAACAGAGAATGATTTCAGTGCCTTAAGTGTTTGGGGCGTATTTTCCGGCGACGTCGTTGCACAGGCCCAGAAGACTGAGGGTGGCACGATCACGCGATCTTACAACGACAAGCAGTCGCCCAAGGCGATGTTGATGTATGCGTGGCAAGAGCGGCTGGAATTACATGAGTTAATTCAGAAGGTTGCGGAAAGCTGCAAGCTGATGAAGGTTGACAAGCTGCTGATTGAGAATAAGGCTGCGGGTCATTCTGTGGCGCAGGAAATCCGCCGTTTGTACAACAACGAGAAGTTTGCCGTGCAGCTTTACGATCCCAAGAGCGTTGATAAGCTGTCGCGGCTGTATTCGGTTCAGCATTTGTTTGCGGAGGGCATGGTTTATGCGCCCGACAAGTCCTGGGCGGATACTTTGATCACGCAGGTTGGCACTTTTCCCAAGGGCAAGCACGACGATTTGGTCGATACCGTATCGATGTCGTTAAGGCATTTACGGGATTTGGGAATGTTGACGCTCGGTGCGGAGTTTCGGGCGGAGATTGAGAACAGCATGCAATTTACGGGCAAGCCTCAAGCTCCATTGTATCCCGGTTGACCCATGTCCCTGCCGGTCAATGTGCTAGCGCGGCGCGTTTTGGACTTGGTAGATTCTCCCATAGCGGGTTACCGAATTGCGGTTTGGGCTGACAGGCCTAACAATCGCACGGCCTTCTATACGGTTGTGGCCGAAAGTGATACCTTAGCCGCCAAAGAAGCCTTAAACAGGTTTATTGACGAATTTGATCTTCGTAAGGAATAACCAATGCCTTTGGTCCCTGGACTGAACCCCAACATTCGTGAGCTTCCGCCGGTTGCGCCGCCGATGCCTGAGGGTGATGTGACGATTGAGGTTGCGGAGGATGGGGCTGATGAGAACGGCAAGAAGAAACATTACGACGACGAGGGTAATCTGCTGAAGATTGAGCATGAAGATGGCTCGATCACGGTCAGCATTGATGGCAATCCTTTAGAAAAGGCTAAAGCTGGCCCTTCGGGCTGGTTTGATAACCTTGTTGATAAGATCGACGACATGGAACTGAACCGCATCAGCGATGATTTGATGCGCGGCATCAGTGATGACATGGAAAGCCGCAAAGATTGGATTGAGGACCGTGCGAACGGTTTGAAGCTGCTGGGTCTGAAGGTTGAAATTCCTGGTTTGGGTGGTTCTGCGGAGGGTGCGCCGGTTGAGGGTATGAGCCGAGTGCGTCATCCGCTGTTGCTTGAGGCTGTATTGCGGTTTCAGGCTAATGCGCGCGGTGAGATGCTGCCGACAGATGGCCCGGTTAAGGTCAGAAACGACAACATCAACACAAGTTTTGGCGAAGACCGTTTGGCGAACGCGCTTGAGCGCGATTTGAATCATTATTTGACCAGCACTGCGACGGAATACTATCCCGACACGGATCGCATGTTTTTGATGCTGGGCTTTGGCGGCACGGCGTTTAAGAAGGTCTATTATTGCCCGCTTAGAAACCGTCCGGTATCGGAAACGGTTGATGCGAACGACCTGATCGTCAACAGCAGCGCCACTGATTTACAAAATGCGAAGCGGGTTACGCATCGCACGTTTATGAAGCCGTCTACGGTCAAGCGTTTGCAGATTTTGGAGGTGTATCGTGACGTTGAACTCAGCACGGCCAGCGCGCCCAGTCTTGACAGTCTCCAGCGCGAGAAAAAGTCTCAAGAAGGGATTACCACCGAGAGCTTCAACCCAGAAGACCGCGACAGGGAAATCTACGAAACCTGTTGTGAACTCGACATCAGAGGATTTGAGCATAAATACAAAGGCAAGGAGTCCGGTTTGGACATTCCTTATCGGGTTACTATCGATGTTACGTCTAAGAAAATCCTAAGCATCGTTCGTAACTACGACGAAGACGACGCGGAGCTTCCTGAATCGCGCCGCATGTTCGTTAAGTACACTTACATACCGGGTTTTGGCTTTTACGACATTGGTTTGCTGCACATTCTGGGCAATACGACCAACGCGATCACGGCGGCATGGCGTGAATTGCTGGATGCGGGCATGTATTCTAACTTCCCCGGCTTTTTGATGGCCGACACGGGTGCCCGACAGAACACAAACATTTTTCGTGTGCCTCCTGGCGGCGGCGCGCTGGTTAAGACCGGTGGTTTGCCGATCAATCAAGCGATTATGCCGCTGCCGTATCAGCCGCCGAGTGGTGCGTTGATGCAGTTGGTGGACAATATGGCGCAAACCGGCATGAGGGTCGGTGGAACGTCCGAACTTCAGGTCGGTGAGGGCCGTGCGGACGCTCCGGTGGGCACAACGCTGGCTATGATCGAGCAGGCCACCAAGGTTTTGAACGCGGTTCACAAGCGTATGCACACGGCGCAGGCAGAAGAGTTTGCTTTGCTGGCGCGGTGCTTCAAAGAGAACCCGGAAAGCTTCTGGCAGCGTAATAAGAAGCCTGCTTGTGCGTGGGATGAGCAAACTTTCCTTCAGGCGCTGGAAGATTGCGATCTGGTGCCGCAGGCTGACCCGAATACGGCCAGCCACAGCCAGCGTTTGATGAAGATCATGGGTCTGAAGCAGCTTCAGGGCGCTAGTCCGTCTTTGTATGACCCGGTTGCCGTTGATAAGGCCGCTCTTCAGGCCATGGGCTGGAATAATCCTGAGCAATTCATGGTTCCGGCAGATGCAATGAGGAAGCCGCCGCCGGAATTGATGAAAGCGCAGGCCGAAACGCAAGCCAAAATGATGGATGCTCAGTCTCGTATGAAAGAGGCCGACGCCAAGGTCGAAGAGGTCAAGGCCAAGATTCAGCAGGGTGCTTTTGCTCCAAAACAGCCGCAGGGCATGGCCCAGGGTGGCTTGGCTGGCGGGTATGATCCTGATCCGCTCAAGATTGCTGAGTTGCAGTTTAAGAAGGCGCAGATGGATTCTCAAAACCAACGATCTGCCCAAGATGACGTCAACCGCGACAAAGATCGTGAGGCTGATCTTGAAATTCAGCGTATGCGCGTTGGCATTGAGGAAATCCGCGATCATCGTCAGCATGCACATGAGCAGGGCATGCAGAGTCAGAAGCTGACGTCTGAACACATGAAACATCTAAACGAAATGGCTGCTAATCCGATGCCGGGTCTCGGTGGTAAGCCGTGACGCACGACCGCGCCAAAGC